GTCTCTATAGGGTGGGTTAAAGAACCTATTGAATTCGTTCGCGAATTCAATACTGGACTTAACACCAGTAAGATAGTGTCAAGCATGTCCATAGACCACTTCCCGGGCCTATAGCTCAAAAGTCAAAGATTATCACACGGCTTGTCGGTGTCGAGACAAAGGAGGCGTACAAGTCGATTCAAGTTACCTTTCGAAGGAGCCCCACCAAAACCGCGATCCAGTAGGCGACGCGCGAATTCGAGCCTGCTTTCCGGTGTGGTACACGACACTTCTTCCCTAAGGGAAGCAGGAGAGACACTATCCTCGAGAAGGTAAGATTGATTGGCGAAATTTACAAAGCCCACGTGGGAAATGAAAGACTTAGCTAGACCGATAACAATTCCAAATTCCTCGCATACTCTGACATACTCCGCAGCCAGGCCTTCGTGGGCGATAACGATATCGTCACCGAGGACCAGGTAGAGGAGGACGGCATAGGACAGGGGGAGCCCTATGCGGGACGCGGAGAACAGAACAAGAGCGTGATGTGTCAGGGCTAACATAGCCCACGAAGACAGAGCTCCCATTGGTTGTCCTCGCGTGTACCGGATAGAGTCGGAGCCCTTATAGACGTGTTTTCCTGGCAATTTGAAATCCCTATCGACCATGAGGTCAACCCAGGCTGCCGAGACTGCTGATCCAACGATCGGTGATAGCAGATGCTGTGACAGTTGGATGGGGATAAGATCCGTAGCCGATTTTAGGTCGTAACAGAAGTAGGAAGTATAACCTTGAGATATAAAGCGCCTAAGGGTACCATCCTGGTCAAAGGTGGCATCCGAAGGTAGACATTTCAGCACTTCGAAGATCCAGAGGTGTAACGGACGGAACAAAAGTTGGGTCCAAAAATCTACGATTGCGAAGATACGTACCTTCCCTGCAGCTTCTTCCTTCAGCGCAAGTTTACCCAGGACAGGTAAACCGTGAGAAGGGATGACGGCGTCAAGACTACGAGGGTCAAGGAGAGCGCCAAAGGGTCCCATACCCAGAGGAGCGAAGTTACCAACTGAATGTTGGTACAAAATATTCGGTTCTCCATTTGATACCGAATATGCTTCATGCAACGACATTGTAGATTCCAACACCTGCCCAACGAGAAGATTATCTGTAATCTCGATCCACGTCTTAAGATGATTCTTAGGAGCGAGAGCCCAAGCGAAAGCGTCCAAAGCCGCACCGTAAGTCGCCAACCGGTGATTCGGTCCCGCCTTGGAGAAAGGAGGGAACGAGTCCACCCGTAAATTGATACGAGGCGCAGGCTTTGAGAAGCACTGAGAATACCTCAGTAGGAGAAAGTCCCAAAACTCAAAACAGAAATCCTTCCAAACGAGAAGATCCCCCACAAAGGGATCGGCTCCGATGGTCGAGAAGTCTGGTTTGGGCACGCTGGTACAGAAAGCTTTATACGAATTACAAATTGACGTATACAGTCGTATGGAAGTAAGGTTATTAGCCCTAATCTCCCCCCGGATCCTAGAAGGTATATGCCGAGGCAGTCCATTAATTAAATAGACTTTGGCCCCAAGGGCCTCAGTAGATTTGAGAGGTT